CGATAATGAAGAAGCGTCTACGTCGGTTTGGCATCGACTTAAACTCACAGGCTGTGAATCAAGAGTTAGCCAGAGTGGGGAGTTTAACCCTCAACTTGGCAACAATTGACTTCTCGTCTGCAAGCGATAGCATCGCACTAGAGGCCGTAAGGGCGGTTTTTCCGCCTTTATGGTTTAACTTGTTCGATGCATGCCGAAGCCATAGTGGTGTCCTATCGGGGAAGAGGGTTCGTTGGGAGAAGTTCTCCAGCATGGGGAACGGCTTTACCTTCGAACTAGAAACACTCTTCTTTCTCGCGATCGCTGTTTGCGTTTGCGAGTATTTGCATATCCATCCAATATTAGGACAGAATGTAAATGTCTATGGGGACGATGTCATTATTCCCACAGAAACGGTAGGTTTATTCTCTGAGATGTGCCTCTTCTACGGCTTTAAGCTGAACATGAAGAAAAGTCATTATTCTTCGTGCTTTCGCGAGAGCTGTGGTAAGCACTATGTCTCAGGTCTCGAGGTAACCCCCATCTACTTAAAAAGTAGACTTTCCACTGTTCCAGCCGTTTTTCGGTTTGCAAACGCCGTACGGAGACTGGCATTCCAACGTGGTACCGACGAACTCGGTGTCATTTGTTGTGATGTCAGGCTCAAGAAAACGTTTGATTACCTGGTTAAGTCAATACCGAGGCCACTTCGACTTCGGATCGACGAAAAACTAGGCGATGGCGGCATCGTCTCTAATTGGGACGAAGCCGTTCCTATGCGTGATAAGGCCAACCAGAGTGGTTGGCTCGTTAAGCACGTGGTGGATGAAGGCAAAACCTTCAAAAGTGGAGTACTTGGCCTATTGCTAGGTCATTTGTGGGCGCTCGAGCGGAGCAGTCTAAAGACTAGCTGCTTCAGAAGCCACGCTTTACCATCCGAACTACTTGTCGCTAGGCGTCACACCTGGAGGATTAGAGATAACCCTAAGGGTGTAACTGAACGAGAGACCGAACAAAATTTGGTCCTTAGCTCAACCTGGCTTCGAGCAGATCTTCATCCTCTCCTTGTTGCACGTCGATCCGATGAGATATCGGCGATGTGTGGTGGGGACCGTGCCGAAACGAATAACGACGTTTCACTCACGGGTAAGACAAAGATGAAGATGTCGCTTGGTAGGGTAATGCAGTGGACTAACCTAGGACCGTGGCTGTAAAGCCGCGTAACCG